ACAGAAGGTCTAGCCATTTTTGGAATTTGTGTTTGTTTACACACTCAAACATAATAAATAGTTATCTAATGAGATTTACTGAAATGACATCTTGCCCGAGAACGAGAGCAACGGAATGCAGTTGTGCAAAACTAGAAAGTATAACAGAGGACAAGACACAGACTATCGCCAAATGTGAATTGCAACACAGCGATGATGTCAAAGGCACTATACTTTTTATGCAGGCACCAGGCACACCAACTTTAATCAAGGGCACAGTGACAGGACTTAAACCAGGCGAACACGGTTTTCATGTTCATGAATTCGGAGACATGTCAAAAGGTTGTGAGAGCATGGGAGGACACTATAACCCCGACGGTGTAGATCATGGACAAATGGGAGAAGGACACATAGGGGACCTTGGTAACATCACAGCGGATGAGAACGGCATTGCAAAATTTACCATAAGAGCAGACAGGGTGGATCTAATCGGTGAAAGGTCTATTGTAGGAAGAGGACTAGTGGTACATGCCGACAAAGACGACCTAGGGACAGGTGGAGATGCTGAATCTTTAAAAACTGGTAATGCTGGTGATAGATTGGCCTGCGGCGTTATAGAATTGACTTCATAATTTTTTTTAATTATAATAATAATATGGAAAAAATTCCAAAAGGTTGTGGTTATAATCAACAATTCAAATACGATGTATACCTAGCAGACCATGGAGTAGACAGTGCTCTTATAGAATGGTGTGAAGATAACTGCAAAAAGAAATGGGGTTGGTGGTTTGAACCTCTATACGATGATAACACATTCTGGGATCCTGAACAACAAGATGCGTACATGAGTTTCCAGGACCGTAGAGAAGCAATGCGATTTTGGTTTATCAAGGACAAATTAAGAGATAATTAACATTATGAAACCATTCGATATAACAACTACTGCCAAGACACAGATAGAAAAATTACTGACCGATAATCCAGGAAATTTTGCTGTGTCGTTATCTGTTAAGGGTGGTGGATGTGCAGGATTTAAATATCAATGGGGTTTTGCAAAAACAAAGGATGATGTTGAAAAAGCCGACCACACAGTTGAATGGGAAAACGGAAGATTCACTGTAGATGCTACAAGCCTTTTATACGTGATGGGAACCACAATCGATTACAAACAAGAAGTTTTTGGTTCTCAATTTGAAGTTATCAACCCAAATGCCACATCTTCATGTGGTTGTGGAGAATCGTTCGGCGTATGACACACACATATGTTATAGGAAATGGCGAAACACGGCTAAGTTTTGATCTTAATCTACTAAAAGAAAAAGGAATTATATATGGTTGCAATGCCATCTATAGAGATCATCCAGATCTTTGCGACTACATCATGGCAGTGAACGATGACATGTATGCCGAAATATTAGATGCTAAAAGATCATACAAAAATGTCAAGGCAACTTTATTAAACAAAGAAGATTTACCCGATTGGAATTATCTTTGCAAAGGTGATAATCATGATACTGACAAACACAGAAAACCATTGATGAGATTTTGGACCGGGGGTGATGCTAGGACTGGAAAGACAAGAACAATAGACTTCACAGAGACTAGAGGCAGTGGATGTAGTGCTGTGCTTCATGCAGTGGAAAATGGTGCCAAGTCTGTGGCAATTTTGGGTTTTGATTTCTTGGGTGCTAGACAATGGGAAGCCTCTGTAGGTGAGATGATGAGACCACAAAATAACGTTTATAAAAATACACCTAACTATCCATCCAGGATAAACATGAAGGCCTACTTAAAATATGAATGGCTATTTCATTTGAGACAGACAGCAAGAAAATACAATGACGTAAAATTTTATTATTTCAACCGTAAGGAATATATCAAGACTAATCCATTGTTGTTTAAATTTTTTGATGTCACTAACATCTACTGTGGCACCTACGCTGATCTGTTAAGATTTACACGCGGAGAAGAAAAGGACATCACATGGCGCACATTCCATGGAGGTCAATACAAATGGCACTAATCAAAGATTTAGTGTAGAACTTGCATCGAGACTGTAAACACTTCGCATTTTAACTCCCACTTTCTGTGCGAATTTTTTAGTGTCACAATTACTGCAAACGTGCTTGTAGTCATTGGTGGCACGTACCGGATCAACCTTTGCCCTTGGACGCATAAAGGTCACACCACAACTGTCACAACAGAAAACGTAGATTGTGTTTTTGCGTTTGAAGGTATGGTAAATGCCTAACTTTGACTGCCTCTCGTACAAACGGAGTGTTTTAAGAGTTTCTAAGAACATCGCTAATATTTAATAAATAGCAGTACACATAATATGGCTAGATTAATAATAGACACAGGTACAGCAGGAAACCAAGCAACTGGGGACACGATCCGTGTTGCTATGGGTAAAATAAACGATAACTTTGACCAGTTGTTTAGCAGTAACCTGGGATCTGGCGTTATCACTAACACAAACACCAACGGTAATGTTGTTATTCAACCCAACGGAACCGGTATCGTAGAAGTGGATCAATTGACAGTAAATAATTCCACTGTGTCTCCGATCGGAACCAACAGTGATCTGACCCTAGGAGTAAATGGTACAGGAAACGTTGTTGTTAATGATGACAGAATTATAATCACAGAAACAAAAACTGCAACCGGTGTTGGCAATGCAGGTGACAGGAAAGGATCTATATCATATGACGGTACCAATTTATATGTTTGCACAGCGAACTATGATGGATCGACTGCGATATGGAAAAAATTAGTTTTACAAGCAATATAAAATGGCTAGACAAAATATTAACATAGGAACAAATGCTAACGACGGTACAGGTGATGACCTACGTACCGCGATGCAGAAAATAAACACTAACTTCACAGAGTTGTATGCCGAGACGGCGGTAGATCAGGGCATTACAATTTCTGGTAACAACATATCTTCTAACAGATCAAACGATGACATCGTGTTGGTGCCAAACGGCACAGGCGATGTTCGCATGCCGGCGATCACTATACACGACAATCATGTGCAGGCAAATCGTTCGAATGATGATCTTATGTTGGACGCAAGTGGAACAGGATCTGTGGTTATTGCAAAAGCAGACATCAACGGTGGTGCAATAGATGGCACGATCATTGGAGCAAATTCTGCCGCGGCGGTCACGACATCAAGCCTAGTTGCCACAACTGCTGATATCAACGCTGGTACAATCGATAACACAACAATAGGTGCAAGTACACAAAGTACAGGTAATTTCACATCGCTTTTGGCGTCAAACATTTTAGTAGACGGCAATATTGATATAAGAGATAATGTAATAAAGACCGTTCAAACAAACAGTAACCTTGAATTGACAACAACAGGAACAGGTGGTATAATTGTTTCAGAAGCAGGTGGAAAGATAGGATTCTTTGGAACCACACCGGTAACTAAACAGTCCGCAATCGCTTTTGATCCTTCCGCTAATGACGGTTCAACTGTTGAGGATTTACGAGGCATCATAAATCAAATGTTGACAGTGTTGAGAAATTACGGTCTAATAGCAAGTTAAATTTACATTCGGTTTACAAAATCATTAATAAATACACTGTAAGGAATTAAAATATGGCACAACAAACTATCAATATCGGAACAACAGCAAACGACGGAACAGGTGATCCGTTAAGAACAGCATTTGACAAAATTAATGACAACTTTTCAGAGTTGTACGGCACAACCGCTGAAGCGAATGATTTACTCGAAGACACTACTCCCCAATTGGGAGGAAACCTAGATGTTAACAACAAATCAATCACTTCTGGAATAACAAACGGTAACATTACTGTAAGTGCAAACGGTACAGGTACCATCGAACTGCAAAGCAATACTAATGTTACAGGCAATCTTACAGCCTCAGGAAACATCATTGCCAACGGAAACATAAACTTAGGTAATGCCGCTGGTGATAATATCCAGGTTACAGGTAAGTTCGAGGCAGACAATGTACAGATAGATGGTAGCACGATCACGTCAATAGTTACAAATGGAAATTTGAATGTTAACGGTAACGGCACAGGCCACGTGGCCATCAACAACCTATTAGTTGATAGCGAGATTAGAATAAAAGATAACAAAATTACAACCTCTACGTCCAATGCAAATTTACAACTGGACGCAAATGGCACAGGTAGTGTTGAAGTTATCGCTCCTATGGTTTTTACAGGTGCGATCACACACACTGGTGATTTAGGAATAACAGGAAATACCACACAGACAGGAAACGTAAATCAAACAGGTACATTACAAGTTACAGGTGTAGCGGAAATAGATAATGTTCAAATAAATGGTAGCACAATTACAAATATTGATACCAACGGAAGTTTGACACTTGCAGGAAACGGTTCAGGAAATGTAGTTATAAATGATGTTGACATAGGTGGTGGTGCCATAGACGGTACTACAATCGGTGCGGCAAGTGCCTCTACTGGTGCATTCACTACATTGTCAGGAGCAAGTTTATCTGTTACAGGAAGTTCAACACTCGATGGTGTTACTATCAACGATAACGTTATCACCTCAGCAGAAACTAACGCAAACCTACAACTTCAAGGACAAGGAACTGGTAAAGTTGAAATATTAGATGAACTGACTGGCACGTTTGATACTTCACAGACAGGAAATCATGTTATTACAGGTCAGGCAAACATAGATTACGTAAGAATTAAAGACAACAAAATTACAACAAATGCCTCAAATGCTGACTTAGAAATCAGTGCAAATGGCACAGGTACTGTGGACGTGCAAAATGCAATGACCACAATAGGTCAAACAATAACAGGTACGGCAACTGTAAACGGACAATTAAATGCAGACAATATCAGAATAGACGGAAACGTTATTAGTGCAACATCAGGCAGTATTACATTGACTGCGGCGGCTGGTCAGAATATTGTAGCAACAAGCCTATTTACAGCAGGCGAAATTCAAGCCAACGTTGGTGAGTTTCCTGTATTGAGAACTGATAAACTTCAAAGTGATATCACAAATGGTGATATACAAGTAGATACTCAAGGAACAGGTGTTGTAGACTTTAGAACCGCTACACAGACTACTGTTGGATCGGCGGGTGGTGCCAATGCATTACCGGGACAACCTACAGGCTATCTTGAAGTGAAAATAAACGGAACTGCTAGAGTTATTCCATTTTACGACAAGTCTTAATAGAAGATAAAATACCATAAATACTGGCAAAGGAGAATACATGGCAGTACCAATATGGTCAACAACTAGCGGAAAACTAGCCACTATTAATGAGAGAGAATACTATTCTCTACAATTGACTGCTACCGACTCAGACGGAGATACGCTAACCTACAGCAAAATTTCCGGAGAATTTCCGAGCGGCATTGATATCTCCAGCACAGGTTTATTACATGGCACGCCTTTTGAAGTTGCTGACAGATCCTTACACACTTTCACAATCAGAGTAACAGACGGAACAAACGTTGCTGATAGAACTTTTTCTCTGGAAATCATTGGTGCAGATTCTCCAACTTTTAGCACTGCGTCAGGACAACTTGATCTCGCGGATAGTACGAGACCAAGCAACTTTTGGGTTTTGGATGGAAGCGAAGTCGAGTTTCAAATGGAGGCTGTCGATTCAGATACTGCCACAGGACAGACGCTGGTTTATGACATCACAGAAGGTAGCCTTCCTCCAGGAGTGACTATGTCAACATCTGGACTGATAAGTGGCACAGTGCAATTAGCAGACGCCGGACTTGGCAACATTGGTGGATATGCAGGCGACGAAACTTATGACGATTTCGTTTATGATAGAACTGTGACTAGCAAAAGTAGATCTGTTAATTATGAATTCATAGTAAGAGTAACCGACGGCACGAACAGCGTCACACAGGTAAACAGTATTTTTGTTTACACAGCGGATTTCTTTAGAGTTGACAACGATAGATTAACATGTGACATGAAGACTTACAACGATTTTCCTTTATTAATGAGTTTGAGTGCTAACAGACGTCCAATATTCTTGACAGGTACAAATCTTGGCACAGTAAGACACAACAACAATGTAAACATAAAAATAGATGTTGTAGACTTTGATCCGTTGCAGGCAGACCTAGAGTACACAATTATAGAAGGATCATTGCCAACAGGACTCAGCCTTGATCTAAATTCAGGAGAAATCACAGGCACTTTGCCTAATCAAACAGCAATAGAAACAACTTCTAATTTTACAGTGAGAGCAAACAGAGTGGCATCCACAGGAGTGAATGTTTTTACAGATCAAAATTTTTCATTAAAGGTTATAGGCGATATAGATATCGGACTTGCTTTTACAACCGATTCAGACCTGGGCACTATAACACCTGGCTTTCCTAGCCTATTATCAGTGGAAGCACAATCTGATAACACAAATAGGGTTATAACATATCAAATTACTGAAGGATCTTTACCAACAGGTTTAACTTTGAGTGAGCAAGGAAATATTGTTGGGGTCATAAAGTCTGCCGAATTTACAAAACTAGATGCCAATGAAGTAACATTTGACTCAAACACAACAAGTTTTGATAGAAAATACACTTTTACAATAAGTGCAAGTGATCAATATCAAAGTCAAGCAACATCAAAAGAATTCAACATCACTGTAAGTTTACCATACAGCAAAACTTATGGAAATCTTAACGTCAGAGGAAATATTTCAAACAAAACAAATTCACTTTCTGATAAAGATCTGTTTTATCAAATTTCGCAGGATCCAAATATCAATAATAGTGACAATGTTTTTAGGCCCGATGATCCAAAATTTGGCATGCCGGATTCGGTAAACATGCTTTTATTGTCTGGATTAGAGAGTAAGACATTGACCGCTATACAAAATCAAATGGAATTGAATCACGAACCTAAGACATTTTATCTTGGTGACGTGAAAACAGCAGTGGCAAAAGACAACGATTCAACTGTTTACGAAGTCGTTTACATAGAAGTAAAAGACCCATTAGTAAACAATGATGGTATTGCTGTATCTAAATCAATTACACTAAGGAATGATATTGCACAGCCGATGATAGGGCCGAGGGCAGATGATTTATATCTACACACTAACACCAACATATACGATGTAACAACAGATGGTGGTTTTAGTTTTAGTATTGCAGGAAGTAAAATTAGATACGCAAATCCTTTGTCAGCAGACGTGGGATTCTTTGAAAAGGTCTATCCAAACGCTGTGGCCAATATGCAAACACAAATGAAAAGCCTAGGACATAAAGATTACGTGCATTTACCATTATGGATGAGAACTGCTCAAACCACAACAGGTGTGCCTTTAGGTTATACACCTGCAATAGTGATAGCCTATTGTAAGCCTGATAAAGCAAACTTTGTGAAAAAGAGAATTGCAGATAAGGCAATAGATTTCAAAAAAATAAAATTTATTGTAGACAGGTATGTTGTAGACTCAAGTGTAGTATCGCCTGCAGAATTCACCGGTGATGGCAGTACAAACACATACACATTAAATGAAATAGTCCATGAAGAAGATATTAAATTGCGAGATAACAGCACATTGTTGACATACGGTGATGTTATTACTGCCGATAACAACATTGTGCCCACATATCTTAAAGCAGATACTCAATTGAGATCAGCGGATTTTGAACCGCAATTTACTCTCTCCCACGATGCAACGAACAAACAAACCACAGTCACTCTCACAAATGCATTGGCAGATAAAAACAAATTAAAAGTAGAGAGAAAACATGATAAATATGTTATGTTTAAACGTAAAGGAAAAGAATAATGGCAAGTAGCATAGTACCAGGTGATATAGACGGCACATTTCCAACAGCCGGACAAGATAACAGTTCGCAAGGCTTCAGAGATAATTTTACATCAATTAAAAATAATTTTACAACTGCAAAGAATGAAATTACCAGTTTGCAAGACAACACGGCAGTGACAAATGGTGCTACTAGTTTCAATGACAATGTGGTATCTAGGGCGGTGCTTAAAGATACTGCTCAAACTGTGTATCCACATACGACAGTAAGTGGTGCTATCACTATTAATCATGAGAATGGTCATTACCAAACACTTACAACAAGCGGATCGATCACACTTGCATTTACAAACTTTCCTGCGTCGTCGACTTTAGGAAGAATTATTTTAGACGTCACATACGCCTCAACTTCACACACTTTAACAACACCAGCGGCAGTGTTACATGCAGATAATGTATCAGGCACTAGTGGAAACGTTGTGACTGCACCAGGCACTGGCAGATTTTTATACGAGTTCATGACACCTGATGGTGGCACAACAATATTGATGCATCAATTAGGCAAACTCTACTCGTAAGGTAGGAGGACAGGATGTACTTTCATCCATTACAAGAAGAACTCGGCAACTTATCAGACGAAGATATATCAAAAAGAATTCGAGAATTAACAAAAAAGAAAACTTCCGCTGTTCGTTTCAGTAGGAACCCCGACTTGGTTGCACAGATTAATAATGCTCTTGAAAGTTATCGTACAGAACTACGCCATCGAAGATTAAAAAATTTGCAAGACAATTTTAAAAATTCCAAAGGTGAACCAGATCTAGGCGAATTGGTCAATATAGAATAATAACTATTTTGGATGAAGCAATCATACACTTGGCAAACCGAGTTCAAATCGATTATTATAGTAGACCAAGAATTGTACAGCAACGAATATGATGTCGTTGTAAGCATAACGCCTATCACCGCCGACCTCAAAGAACAAAATCAATACTTCGAAAGATTAAAGTCATTATTTGGAGTCGTATTCAACAACACAATAATCTGCCAAAGAGGCAACGAACTACACGAACTGTTAAAAATAAATTCCAAAAATAGATTTGTAGAATTACCAAAACCTCCATTTGATCAAGTTATGGCCGCTGTTGCATTTTCCAAAGCGAACGCAATAATGGAAGGTAAAATACAAGTTGACGCACTAGAACTTGGTAGTTACCAAGGTGATGGAATAGCCTACACTGTGGAACCAGATGGTATTGAATTAAGCCTGCTGGAAGTTGACAATTGGTTCAGTACAAAGTATAATACATTTGATCCATGGTGGTTAAGATCGGATACAGCAACGTATGACAGAGAATTGGAAAAAGGAATATACACAGGACATTTTACTTGGCAACCGCAACCACAAAATGTCTTTGAAAAAAAAGAAAAACATGCTAAAGTTTTTGAATTTAATCCAAAGGTTTTAGATGGCGGTAAAAACAAAAAGAAATAAATGGGGAGACTGTGAATACAGTCACGATTCAATTATCGATCTCATATATCAAAATCCTGACTTCGACATAGCATCAGTCTTCATAGAAGATATTGATCAATTTAATAAAGCAGTAGAGGATACAAGACTACCATTTAAAATTTTAGAGTCAGCGCCAAAAAGAAAAGGCGGAATATTAGAATTTGATAAAAAGAATTGCGGTGATTGGCACATGCCTGATCATTATAAAACACTTGATATCAAACAATACCTATTGGAAAAGTGCAACAGTGATCAAGAACAACAAAGAGTAATCGAAGAATATAAACTATTTGAGGAAAAAAACTTTTTAGACGTTTTAAGATTCTTGGTTTACTTCGTGGACACTCTAAGACAAAACAATGTTGTATGGGGCGTTGGCAGAGGGTCAAGCGTTTCTAGTTTTTGTTTATTTTTGATAGGTGTACACAAAATAAACCCACTGTTATTTCAATTAGATTATCGTGAATTTTTAAGGTGATAAGTAAACAAGAAGGAGTTACAAATGGCTAGACCAGTAAAAAGAGTATACAGAACAATGCAAGGTCGTATGGTCGACATTGAAAAATTAAGAGCGGCCAACGAAACTACACCAGCGGTTGGTAATATGGGAGTCAATGCCAGAGGCGATTCTTTAGGTCCTGGTGGTAAAATAGTAAAAACAAAACAACAGCACATGAGAGAATACTACGAGGCTCCAAAAGGCAGAGCGATGGACACTCCAAAAAAGAAAATGGCTCCTCAGCCTCAACCGGATCAACCACCGGTGGTGCAAACAAAAACTTTGGATCTTACACCTCAGGCTCCTAAACCAGTTCAAACACAAGCAACACCAAAACCAAAACCACAGCAAGAAAGTGGAATTGAAGAGGCTCTAAAAGATCTAGATTAAGGCAATCATGCCAATCAATAAAGTAGTAAACTTTGGTTGTTCATTCGCACATGGATACGGCGGTGTGCCATTAGACAAAGGATACGAGAGTATAGGTTACAAATTAGCACAAAGTCACAACTTGCAGTATGTTGATCAGGCCCGTAATGGCAACAACAACGAAGGCATAGTAAGAAACATCAGAAACTTTTTCAGTAAAAACGATTCAAAAGATTGTGCGGTAGTAATAGGATGGACACACAGTCTACGGAGAGAATACGTTGGATGGAATCTTAAAAACAGCAGTCCTGAGATGATAGACTATCGAGAGATCCCATACGAGAAAAGTATTTTTTTTAAGAAGGCAATGAAACTATTAGGTGGCAAAAGGAACAATGTAATGGTAGAGTTCAATGAACGTCCCAACCGACCTTTAGCATACATAGAACACATCGAGTATCGTAAAGCATCTTGTGTAATACAAGCACAAGAGTATTTAAAAAATAGGAACATACCATATGTGATGTATCACGCATGTGGCAACACACAGGATGTCAAACTAAAAGACACAAGGCATATACATTCGCAAATAGATAAAAATTATTTTTATGATTTCACAGGGTCAAGCATGGATGTCTGGGTAATTGGCAACCCAGGGCATACCATCGCCGACAATCATCCAAATGCAAAAGGACACAGTGCTTGGTTTGAAAAAATATCACCAATATTTGCAAAGGCAATTGCATGAAGGTTCTATTCATAGGTTGTAGTAATCTAGTAAATGACAACATGCCTCCAAAGAACAAGCAAGATGCTTGGAAGGAAATAGTTTTTGGCAATGATGTGCATATAAGAAACCTCTCATATTGGGGTGTTGGCAACCAATTCATAGCAGGAAACCTTTTTGACTATCTTGAGGATAAGACATCTCCGGATTATGTCTATCTGCAATTTACAGGTGTGGCTAGGTATGATATTCCTATACATAAAAAGTTTGACATAGGCTATAAAAATCAAATTAAAACCTATAAAAGAAAATGGTTGTGCTCTGGAGGAAAAATAGGAAGTTGGCTGGGCAACGATAAAACAAATGAAATCTTCATGCCATTGTATTTCAGTGCCACAGAATATGAACACGTGGCTAAACAAAGTCTACAGAGTGTTGCTAGTGCAATTAACTTGTTAGAAAGTAAAAATATAAAATATAATTGGAATTTTTATTACAATATTTTGAATCCAGCAACAGATGAATGTAAAAACTTTGACGGTATGGTAAATGAATTGCCTAACTACCTAGATACAAGTAAAATGATCAAGAATGATCCTCATACTTTTTGTTACCAAAGCGGTGGGTTGTACGAAGACCACTGTCACTTTTACAACGATCATTATGAAAAATGGTTAAATTCAATTAAAGATCAATTGACTTTATAACAAAACAAAAATATAATACTAGTATGAGTTCCATAGAAGAATTACAAAGCAAAGGGTTTGGATCACATGGTGGAAAACAATACACCGTTGATTACGATATTACACCTCTCAAAAAGCGTGTGCTAGTATCAGACATGCAGTTTGGAGCAACCAAATCTAAAGGTGGCATAATACTACTAGACGATGACGGCACAGAAGCAGGCATACACCCACGTTGGGCAAAAGTATATGCAATAGGCAAAGAGCAGGACGATGTAAAAGTCGGACAATGGGTGCTTGTAGCACATGGCAGATGGAGCCGGGCACTGAAAGTCAAAAAGAACAATGTCGAATTGGAAGTGAGGATGATCGATGAAAATGATATACTGCTTATATCAGACGACGAACCAGACTTCAACAATAGACAGGCCGGCTATGTAAACACTGGTGGAATGCAACAAATGACCTCACTACCAGGAAATGACTAAAAAAATAAAACTCAAAAGAATTTTCATACCCATAGACAAACTTGTCACAATGGCCGAGATGGGACTCGGAGCATCTAGACCTTTGAACAAAGAAAAGAAGGGATGGATAACAAAATTAAAAAAGCAAACCGAACCGCTTGATCCAATACTTGCCACACCCATAAAAGACTCTGGATATTATTTGCTTACAGACGGCTGGCACAGAGTACAGGCCGCAAAAGCAATGAAAGAAAAAGAAATAGAAGCATTATTGGTGCCTGCTGACATAGGACTTGCCATGTCAAAAGTGAACAAGATATTACGTGATATTGATAGGGAATACGGTTTTAAACTAAAGTGTAGTGACATAATCGGACAATGGGCATTCTATAAATGATTGTAAAGAAGTGTTAAGTGACAAAAGAAGAATTAAAAAAATTAAACGATAAAGTTGATAAGTTGCAGAAGTCTGTTGACAAACTTTCTGACATCCTTTATAAACATATTAAGTTTATCGATTCAACATACGAGGGACTAAAAAATCCAATCGAAGCGGCGAGGAAATGGTTAAGAAAATAAAACAGTTTGTGAGATGGGTTAGTTTGGTACCTTTACTACACGCACCAGTTTATTTCCTTGCAATAGTAGGAGCAATCCTGTTAGTATTAACATTTGTATTATGAAAGAACTTTGGGTAGAAAAATATAGACCAAAATCATTACAACAGTATGTGGTGAGAGATGAAAATCAGAGAGCACAAATAAACAGTTGGCTGAAAGAGGGGGCGATCCCGCATCTTTTATTTTCCGGTGCTCCTGGCACAGGAAAAACTACACTGGCCAAGGTGTTGTTTGAAGAATTAAAAGTTGATCCATATGATGTGCTAGAAATAAATGCCTCGAGAGAAAACAGTGTTGATACTGTAAGAGACAAAATTATAAACTTCGTACAGATCATGCCATTTGGTGCGTTCAAATATGTTTTGCTGGATGAGGCAGATTATATAACACCAAACGGTCAAGCGGCATTAAGAGGTGTAATGGAAACGTATCATACAACTGCCAGATTTATACTCACTTGCAATTATCCCAACAGAGTCATACCTGCAATACATTCGAGATGTCAAGGGTTCCACATTGAGACACTGGATAAAAACGAATTCACGGCTAGGATTGCCGAAATACTGATCGGTGAGAGCATAGAACCAAACATAGAACTTATCGACACCTACGTTAAAGCCACTTACCCTGACATGCGTAAATGTATAAATCTTGTGCAGATGAACTCACGAGAAGGAAAACTACACGCACCAGACAAATCGGACAAAGGACAAGCGGATTACAGATTACAAATGGTGGAACTATTCAAGGCAGGAAAAATCTCCGAGGCAAGAAAATTAGTGTGTGCTCAAGCAAGACCTGAGGAAGTTGAAGATATTTTTAGATGGTTATATGACAATTTAGATTTAATTACAAAAGATGAGGAAGGACAAGATAAAGCAGTTCTTGTAATCAAACAGGGATTGGTCGATCATTCGTTTGTGGCTGATGCTGAAATAAATCTTGCTTCCACTATGATCAAACTAGGAAGAATAGCAAATGGGTAGTAAAAAACAAAAAAGAAGATTTTTTATCGTAAACTACAAGATGAAACCGGGAGGAGCATTTGATGAGTTTGTTGAACTCAGCAAGAAAAAATTAGGCACTGGCAAGATTGCCAAAGCAACTGTGATACTCGATATGGTCAATCAAGAAGTCGTGAAGTGTACATTACCCAATACCGAAAACATCGACATACCGTACGAAAATCTAGAACGACACTACCGTAAATGGTATAATGACGTAATGACTACCTTCGCAAACTCCTAACCATACAATCGTTGAAGCATCGCCCACTGTTTCATTTTAAACAGTTTTGCGAGTATACGTCTCCTTCTCCTGTCTTTCTGCTTCCGTATTTTCAGCCATTTCTGATTAAGCATATACATTTTGACCCGTTTGTCGTAGACCCTCTTTTTTCTCATCAATTTGTAAAGTTTCCTTTGAAACAAAGGTCGCATTTGTAGGCTGTTGTAAAATAGCATAGGATACCTCGTATAGTGTGTTAGATTGTTTTTCGAATCGTTTTTGTAATAGATTCATGTACAAATACTTAACTTGGAAATACCAAATAAAGTATGCATATTTTACAACTTTGATTTTATGGCTAAATACTCCACTATGCATGACGTTTTAGACATTATCCGAAATACACAGAATTTGTACGCAATAAGTCCTAGCCTCGACTCTTTAAAGGACTTTGAAAGAGTAATCGATGAGTTGGACGTATACGTTTTTAAAAATTGGGAAGAAGGCGAACTTTTATCTGGGCCAAAAGATAGCAGACACTTTGTGACGTGTTCGTTTATGTGGCCGCTTGATCAAATGCCAGACCCTAGCGGAGGCAAAAGATTGATTGACAAAGGTTGCAAAGTCACTTATAAAAAAGATGTGTTGTTTAAACCAAGAGAAATTAAAACACCAGATGATTATAGACCTGGTACAGTAAAAGGCAAAATAGACGGCCACGATATATGGGTCGTTGAAATAAGGATGCCAAAAACATTAATAGGTAGTTTTAAACACGGACAAGATTTGGAAACAGAAAAAAAGAATTTTGAGCCACTAGGAACAGAAAATGAACCACAAGATTAACGAAGGCCTTAGAGCGGGCGACCTTGAAGGTACAATAGAAAAAAGATTTTCAGTTGATCAATACAAATCAAAGATGGGTGATGACAGGAATATCTGTGTATTGGCATTCGTTGCCACCAATGCAGAAGCGGCCAAGGACCTTGAAAGATTTGCAGAAAAAGGATACCCAAGGGTATTAGACGCAGATGCAACTCCGGGAACAATGGAAGATGGCAAATACAGAGTGTTTGTAGAACTTCCTAGAGAACCTCAACTTGATAAAGATATCACAAACTTCTTAGACGATCTTAAAAAACTCACAAACATTGATAATTTTGAATTCACATATCATAAAAGAAGCGTGCCATTCGAAGCCAATTCAAAAAATCTAGCAGATGTATTGCCTCGTAACGAGATAGCATATGACAAAAAAATAAGTTCTTTAAGACTTGGTGAGGTACATTCGTTTTTTGACAAGTTCAATTTAATAGAATTTAAGTTAGACAACAACGTGATCAGTGTAAAGAAAAATAACACCGCCCCAATGAAACTCGAACTACATCAATATGGTGACACACAATCAGTACTGAAAGAGATCAAAGCATTTGATCTAAGCCAAGGTGCTGTGTCTGAATGCATTTACTTTACAAAATATTTTGGACCTTATAACATTTCCAAAACAAACGAAGGAAAATTTGTTTTCTCAAAAGAAAACAAAACTGCTCTAGTATCAAAACATAATTGGTAGTCATGCCAACTAAAGTTTTATATCATTATCAAATGTATGACGTAGACGTATCTACGTACCTAGCGAAACAAACTCAACTGTACGAAGCCAAAGATATGAATCAATCAATGCAGTTTCCTTTCAAAAGTTTTCAAAGCATCGAGCAGGCAAAAACAGATATAAAACACAAATTGATCCCGCATACAGCAGAACAACTAGCAGAGACCAGTTGGAGCCTCAGCGAAGATAAACAAACTCTTACCAAAACTTTAGTTTTTGACACAAAACAAAAAAGGCAAGAATATCAAGAAGCGGTCGAAAGAGCATGGGCCTTAATAAATCATCTCGATTACAGAGTTAAAACGCAAGAAGGACAGACAATTGAATTGTGATATTTTACATTGGTCGGCAATGAATGCCACCCTTAGAAGATACGGCACCGCTTTCTTAGAACCTAAATCTAGCGATACACTGTGCGTGATGTTTTTGGATGACGCCAAATACAGCATAGTTGGTTCAAAAATGGAATGGCCTCCCGAACTTTGGTTTGAATACGAAAAAGAAAAGATAGTCGCATACAAAAAATTAATTATAATAAACATACTAGGTAGGTTACAGGGATTTTCGAAAAGGTTACAGGAGATTTTGCCAGACCTAGAGATACAGGTTTACGATGTGCCAGAAATATCTTGGAGTCACTTTGCAAGAGAGGTAAAAGAACAACATGAAAAAAATAACACAATAAAAAAAGACAAATGTATCTGGTCATCGATCGGCGTCATGAGATTGAACAGGTTTGTTTTTTTACAGGTCATGCACGACAATCTTGCAAACATCTGTTATCCTTCAATGAGCCAAGACAAGTTTAATCATCTTTGTTATGAGGTTGAAAAAATATCCGAGAGTAAATTTGGAAGTGTTGCAAAGATTCCTTTACAGGGTAAACGTGTATTTGGAAAAGTGAAACCACACGAATTTAATATACTGGCAAGGAAAAATGTGCAATCCTCTTTGTTTAATATTTGTGCTACACAACCCTGTGTCGATTATTATGTGCAAAGGCATGATGAGAAATTTTTTACATCTGTTTGCGACGAAGTGATTCCAATATTTTTGAATGAACCAAACGCAAACAAGGAATCTATACTAGGGTTTAAGTCTTACAATTTGCAAAGCATACAATTTGAGAACGAATCCAATCCTGTGATGCGATGGAAAAGGATACTGGAGTCCAATAAAGAAGCATTGACAAATTTTGATTTTGGAAAATCAGTATATGAAAGCAACATTGAGACCATAAAAAACAACAAGGCAGTGTTATACGACACCGACTGGAAGAAACTAGCAAACAATAAGATTCAAGAACTACCTTCTTCTATAATAGACATAGTAAATAGCACAAACATGAAAGAAGCGTTGTTATACGTTTATTAATATGAGATTAAGCAAAAACTTTACACTAGCAGAATTTACAAAAAGCCAAACCGCGACAAGAAAAGGTCTGGACAACACTCCGGGTGCAGAACATCTTGAAAGTGCAAAAGCACTTTTTGAAAATGTTGTGCAAAAAGTTAGAGACAATTTTGGTGTCACGGTAATCAACTCGGGATACAGAGGGCCAGCATTAAATGAAGCAGTTGGCGGTTCATCAAAATCGCAACACTGCAAAGGCGAAGCAGTTGATATAGAATGTCCAGGTACAGGCAACTATGATGTGGCCAAATGGATATCAGAAAACTGTGATTTCGATCAGTTGATACTTGAATTCTACACACCAGGCATACCTGATTCAGGATGGGTACACGTTTCGTACAAGTCAGAAGGTAATCGTAAATCTGTTCTCACTGCCATGAAAGAAAATGGCAAAACAGTTTACAAAACTGGATTAATCCAATAATTTCGAATTAATTTTTTTCCATTTCTCGTGGATGTAAGACGCCTTGTCCATGTCTATTTTAGATTGTATGAAATCACATACAGGCTCTAATAATGTTTTAGTGTCTTTGAACAATAGATCGCTTACATTTATTTTTTGCCTGTCAGGATACTCTGTAATGGGTTCTATCAGGCCTTGCACCTCAACGTCCTCATAAAAATACTTTTTGTAAAAATCCTGTTTGTCATCATATTTTTCAAACACATCTGTGGTATCAAAATACTTTTCTGCTAATTTTTTTCCAGGAATATAATCAGGATGAAATCTTTTATGAGTAACCTCGTTGCCATTCCATTCATAAAAACATTCATCACGTCTTTTCTTTAACCAATCTATCGATGCGTCGTCGTTTACTAAAGTTATGACCTTGCCATCAAACCATTTTGGTAGATAAGGCTTGTGCCATTGTAAGGAAATGTATTTGTTGTGATCAAATATTTGCTCTGGATTATGCTGATAAAACTTCTCAACAGATTCCTCACGGGTCATGTCGTCACCTCTTGTCATGGGAAGTTGCCTTGTAAAGTACGATAGGTCATATGGAAACCTTGGTTCGTATAATATGTGCTGTGCTAATGGCATTAGTAATTTTGTTTGTAGGTATTGGTCAGTGCTTGTGTGTAGACCGTCATCCCATGTGTCAACTTTTTCACACAATTGACAAAGGGTGGCAATAAATTTTCCGCCCGCTCCGGGTGTATATTGCACCCATAACCAATTTACTTTGTTTTGCATATCTGTTTCAATAATTATGTATTGTATGATAGACCAAGGCAAAATAAAACCTTTTTGGGATATGAATTTTATAAAAA